TTATATTTTTCTAACGCCATCAATCGGAAGCCATGATGCAATGCCGTCCGGCCAGCCGAGGAGGACTTTATCTTTTTCTATCTGTGACACCTTGTGCGTTCTTTCTTTCACCCATCCCGGCACGGTTTCTCCCGTCGCATAACGGGAAGCCGTCACTTTCACCATGTCTCCGACTTTTAGAGCAGAAGACGCAGCCGCTTTCGGAATCTTGAGCTTTTGTCCGGCATGGATGATGTCGGAGGTTAATCCGTTAAGCTTTTTGATTTCCGGATACCTTCTTCCGTCGCCTAAGAGCCTTGCAGCTATCCGCCAAAGGCTGTCTCCGCTGACGATTGTATAGGTGCTGTATTCTTCGCCGGCTTTTTTAGGATAGATAGCATTTCCGCTCTCGTCAAATACGAAGTAGCCGCTGTTTTCATCCGCCTTCCTCTTGGCATTGGCAAGCACCTTGTAGGCTCCAATCTGGCTCTTCTTATCCTGCCAGGACTTTCGGACTCGATATAAAACACCTTCAGGTTTAGGCGGTTTTGGAGTGACCGTACTTCCGCCCATCAACCTTTTCACATCCTGACGGAAAGTGTCCATGCTCTTTCCAAATTTTGAAAACCAGTGTCTCGGATCCCCGTGATTGGAAGCGATCCCTCTTTGATGACCTTCGTAGTGGCCGATGATGACACCGTCTCCTAAAGGATTAAGATTATAGAGCTCGCAAAGATAAGCACAAAGCTCCGTCGCTTCCTTGTAGACTTTCTCAAAATACGAGCGGTCGCTAAGCCCATCCTCGCAGATTTCAAAACTCGTATGCGTGTTGTTGGCCGCTCCTCCTGCATGCCAGCCCCTGTGATCCCAGGGAAGCGTCTGGTAAGTAGCAATCGTGCCGTCTTGCAGCTTCCCGATAAACCCGTGCACACAGACCTGTCTATCCATCGGCTGATTCCAGTGATTGTTATATTTGTTTTTCCCGAGCTTTCCGTCATCCGGACCGACATAGCGCTTCAGATAAGGATTATTTGCTCCGGTCGAATGCACCATGATGCCTTTGACCTTAATCTTCCTGCCTGCCTTGTAGCAGGCGTTTTCTGTAAAAATAAGCTTATTAAGATTCACTTTCCTCATCCTCCTTCGATAGTGTTTCCAGCACGTTTTTCAGAGCTTTCGGAATGGGAAGCCCCAAGTGTGCCGAATTTTCCAAGATGGAAATGCCTTCATTCGAGAGATAGAAAAAGATGACCGCAGTCCTTATGGCACTGCCTTCTTTCAAGATGGAGACATCAATAATGTTTCCGATGCCTACCAGCACAAAGATGAGCACCTTCTTGGCGATGCCCTTAAAGCCGACTTCGCTTGAGAGCTTTTTGTCGTTGATGGCACAAAGAACGCCTGTGATATAGTCCACAACAACAAAGACGATGAGGGCATAGAGAAATCCGTCCAGACCTCCCAAGTACCAACCGAGAAAACCTCCTACAGCCGTGAATGCTGCCTGAATGGCAGACCAGATTTGTTTCATGTTGAAATCCTCCTTCCAAATAAAAAATGTCCGCCCTTTGGCAGACACTTCCGTCAAAAATGAATTACTTGATACGAGCTACACTTGCTTGGGCAACCAGTCCCAGAGCCTCAAATCCTCTTGGCCGAGCGACCACATACACATCCCTCTGACCTTCCAGTGATAGGCGGCTTCATTAGCCCAATAGATGAGCGAATCCACATCCTGGTAATAAAGGATGGAAAAGCCGTCTGAATCACCTAAGAAAATCCGAGATATCCAGATATTTATGTCTTTTGGAATCACCGTCACTTGATAGTCATTACCGCAGACCAGCGGTAGAAGTTTTGAATGAAAGAACTCGTAATCAAGAGAGATGTTTTCGGTCCTTGTCTCATGTTCCTCAATGTCAGAAGTGACAGTAAAGACTTGAAACTCCTCATCCCATAAGACCCCTGTTCTCTGTATTCGTCCAAAGCTTGCCAGGCTTTCGTCCGGCAGCACCACATCAAAGCGCTCGTAAGGTTCATAGGTATAACTATCTCCCACACGAAAAAGCTGACAGTGTACTTTATTATCCGCCCTTATGCCTGCAAAGCCTGATGTATCCGTCACCGTTCTTTGAAAACGCAGTCTGTTTGAAGCACCCGAATACACCCTGACACTCGTACCACGCTTCCTCATCTCAATCGTATAAATATTGGGTGAAACACGTATATCAGCACCAGGTGTTTTTTGAAACGAGGTCTCATAGCTTCCTAATAAAACATCTCCCTGATAAAGCTCCACTGCCTGCGTTCCGTAGTTGAGACAACAGAAAAGATTACCTAAGAAAATCCCGGCTCTCCCGGTAAAGCTTTCAGGGAAAATGAGCTGCGCCCGTAAATGCAGATCTTGAAATCCCTCATAATTCAGCGCAAGCTCTCCATAGCCTTCAAGCTGTGAATAGGGACGGTTTTTCTCAAAGTCGTCCTTTTGCCAGACCTCCCATTCTCCGGAAAGAACAGCCCAGTAACTTTCAGGCAAAATGATTCTGTCTCTAAAGTCCTCATACCAGATAAGAGCGGAGTCCGCTTTTCTTCGGAGCATTTCAAAGGTGAGTTTAAAGCCCTCCCTCGGTCCCACCATCACGCCGTTAATGTCTTTAAATTTCCTCGGAGACAAGGTGTAGCTTGCTTCACTAACGGACGTTTCCTCGCTGAAAGACTGACAGACTTTAAAACCATAAAACTGTACGCCTTTGGCGGCAACCGACACGGCGAGTGTATGTGTCCCGGCAGAAAGAGAGACTTCCTTCCATGCACACTTCCAAAAAGTCGACCGCCAGTATGGCCACCAAAGCCTGTTTTCCTCGATGAGGATACTTGTGCCGTCAAGCGAAAGATAAGCACTGTTCTTATCCCATAAAGGAAAGCCAAGCTTTACGACCAGATCGTATGTGCCAGCTTCCGATATATCAAACTCATATAAAACTTCACCATTATCGCCTAGCGTAACCATGTATTCTGATATGGAGACAATGCCGGAATAGGAGTCCGGCTGCGCATTTCTATCGACAACAACACCGCCAAAGTTTGTCTTTTGTGTTTTCCCGTAAGAGGTGAGATAACGCCTTCGCTTATAAACCTCACCCATCAAAGGATAGCTGTAATGCTCTGCGTCTTGTCCTTCCATGTAGTCGTAGACATGCGGAAGGGCAAACGGCCCTTTATCGTAATCATCCCAATAAGCGATGATAGGAATCTGAGGAGATGCAGGTGCTGTTTCTTTGAACTGATAGTAGCCCGTCATCCAGTTCTTTGCTCCGTAATAAGTGTGTGAAACTCCTCGGTAATATTTGCCCAGGTTCTCCGGCGTGTCGTAAATCTGCCAGTTCCAGCCGTAAGCCGGCATACCGAAGTAAATCTTTGACGCCGGCATCACGGATACGGCATAGTCGTAGATACCTTCCAGCCAATCCCTTGGAGACACCGGCCCCGGAGCAGAACCCGCCCAAGCCATGCCGTAACTCATAATGGATGCCGTATCGCAGTAAGGAGCAAGGTCAGCATAAACGCACCAGTTCTCTCCGCCGACCGAGCCGTTCACGCTGGTCATGCCGGGAAGGCAGATGTTGATGCGTTTTCTTGCATCATAACTTTTCACGGCATGATGGATATTCTGAAACATTGCTGTGGACTTCGCCGCTGTGGAATAATCTCCACCACCTTCAAGGTCAATATCCACTCCATCGCACCAGGGGTATTTTTGCATGATGCGGATAAGTTCGGATAAGAACATATCCTGTGCGCCGTTTGTATTCTCCCGTATTGCTTTAAAGATAGGATTGTAGCCGTCATTTGCCACCGTTAAAAGCCAGCGGATATGCGGCCACTGCTGAATATAAGGCATCATGTCAGAGATAGCGACTCCCGTTTCATAGATTTCACCTGTCGCCCGTACCTTAAAAGAAAAAAGACCGATCTGATTGATGCGGTCTCCGTACTTTTCCAATGCTTCATACATTCTGGCGTTTCCCATAAAGGTCCAGACCATGATTTCTTTATTTTTCAATGGGTTAATCAAAACAGCTCACCTCCTTCCTCCATTTGTTGTAAGGTAAAGAGCACCCTTGCGGATTTTCCTTCAGGAAGCTCGATCTTGTGCTTGGAATCCCAAGCGGCACTGTATGAATAAAAGCCTTCTTTTTGAAAGGGCTGTCCATTGTTCGTTGTCTTTCTTTCCGGTGCGGAAAAGATCAGTTCATCGTCTCTTTGTAAAATCCCAGGGAAAAAGGCTCTTTGACCGCCTGCCGCCTGCGAGATCGTCACACCTTCCATATCCGATTTGGGATACAGCTTGATATCAAGACCTGTGGAAGTCTTCCCAAGATTAAAGAGGATCAGGGTTTCCTGTCCTCGGACGATGCCGTTATACCAGACAGGCTCCTTAGCCACGCCGCCTTCACTTTCTTTTTGAAGCATAATCTCCGTGTGCGGATAAAAGCCCGTCACCCGATCACCTTCCTGAAGCATGAGATCGGTTAGCCAGATGGTACCTGCCATGTCGGTTAAAAGCGGCTTAATTGTCACGGACACGACTCGCTTGTCCTGCTTTTTATTTATGGTCTCAGAGAGCCTGTAAAACTTTTTCATACCATCACCCGTCCAGCGTAAAGCGAATCTCGGAAGGGTGCGGCACCCAGCCGGTCGCAAGAGAGCCGCCCTGAAGGAGGATATCCGTCACAAAGATTTGTCCGGTGCAGTCTGAAATAAAGATACGCACCGTGACGGATTTTAGCCTTGACATATAGCCCTTAGGCGCAATGCTGTCTTTTACTTTTCTAAAATAGGCCATCCGCTCACCCCCCTAATAAAGGTCGATAAATCTCGTCTCAACGCTTCCGTCTTCATATTCGATTTCCACTTCCACGCCGACCTGAGAAGTATCCGAAAGTTTCTCCAAGTTTTCCGAAGCGATAGCCAGAGACAAGGTATAGCTTTTACGATTGGAGGGATAGACGGTCTGCGCCATAGACTTTGTAAGTCCTGCCGCACCTTCCGCCTTAAAAGCGGCTGTTCCCGTACCGCCCGTCTCGTTCACGGCTTCAAAGCCGGAATTTAACCAGTAGGCCATCCCGTCATCCGCCCGAGAGTTTTTCAGATGGTTAAAAGGCACCATATCGGAGATGTTGCCGCCGCCAAAAGCTCCTGCCCCTTCCAAGGTATCTGCGATGGTCTCCAGCCTTTCCACGGAAGAACCGAGATTTTTTAAGGTCGTCGACAGTTCCAGCACCGTATTCCAAGGCTCCTGCAGGTTATATTCTCTTCGCACGATCCTTGTCGTAACGGAAATCCCCAGCTCTTTGTCTTCTACAAGGACATAGTCTCCCAGCGACCAAGCTTCATGAGAAAATCCCGTAAGGACGGATAAGTCCATCGCATGGAGGACATAGGAGATTTTCGGTTTGGCGTATTGCGCCAACCGCATCGTCGTGAACTCCTTCATCTGGTAGGGATTGGTAAAGGAGGAACAGTCAAGTGTGGAGATGCGCACATCATTTGAATAGGTGAAATCTTCCAGATAGGGCTTGCCGCCGTTGATATCGGAAAAAGTCAACCCGTCCGCTCCTACTGCATACAAGCGTGTTACAAGATTTCTCGTATCGATGACCCGCTCAATGCTTTTCATATTCTTTCTGTAGGCAAAAAGAGCGCCTGAATCCCTGCCGCTCACCGTATAGAGATGAACGAGCCTGTTGGACGAGTCAAAGACCAGGTCTCCGCCGTGAAGGCTTGCGACAGCGCGAAGGATGGAAAGAGCATTCTTCTCTTGCGATACCCAGGTGCGTTTTGTCTTGACATTGACCGTACCCACACTCCAGTCCGTACCCTCAAGGGCATAGCCCATCGCTGTTTCCGCCGTTTCCGCATCAAAGCTCTTTTCTTCTTTCCGGACACTGAACGTCAGATCATAAAACTCCGCTTCGGCATAGACCTCCGTCACGGTATTGCCTGTGGAACCCTTGATATCGTTGATGGTGCGTATCTTATAGATATCGTCTACGATCTGAATCTTCTTCTCGTTTTCTAAGTAGCTCCGCTTTTGATCCCTAAAAGGCAGTTTAAAGTGCAGAGTATCTTCACCATTCACTTCACTAATAACAATAATGTCGTAAGCATTTTCTAAGACCGCTTCCCAAGCTCCATCAGCTGTTAAAAGCACCGGCCGGGCATAGCCCATCTTTTCATAAGGTGCTTTCGGAATATCGTAGATCCGGATATCGATAAGCTTAGGTGTCTTTGTCTGGTCAGTTATCGTAAGAGTGATGCGAAAGCGGATGTAATCAGCTGAGGTTTCGATTTTTCCGTCTTCTGGAAGAGCTGTCCAAGCACTCCATGTATTTAAATCGGAGCTTGTCCTATACTCCACTAAGGAGATATCTGTCACTCCTGCTTCGTATTCCTTCGTAATAGCAATCCTGCCCGTGCCGGAAAGGGACAGGGGCTTTGCCTTTGTCAACAGTTCCCCTGATAAAGGATATGAACCTTCCGTTTTCTTAAAAGTACTTGCCGGGTTCAGACAAGGCATCCACAGAGGATACCTTGTCTCCGCCGTTTGCAAAATAGGAGGAGCGAAACAGTTCTTCCAAATCATCCATCGTAAGCTCTGAATCTGTATCAAAAACCAATCGTCAAAACCGCCTGCATACCAGTAGCTTCCGCGTGCATACCAAGGACAATATCGGCTGTTGAGGAGCGGTTCAGCTCGCCTGTAAAGGAATATACCGCTGATATCCAGCACTTGCCGTCGACCTGTCACCTATGATGTACTGCGCCGTCTTGGCGTTTGGCCGTATGAGACAAGCGATAAAGTAAACTCCTCCATTCACGAAGAAAAAGAGGGGAGAAGTCGTCCTGTCCAAGATAAGCGACCCTGCTTCGTTATAGAGCATAATGCGGGGTCTTCCCTGAAAGAAGGAAAGATAAAAGATCGGTTGTCCGGGACCGGATCGGGTGTTAAAGAGCGGACAGTACGTGTTCCCGATGGAGTAGATCGTAGGCTTAATCCAACCACCAACCAGAATTGTATCGCCTATGTTCTGAAAGATGCTGCCGTCGTTTGAGACTTTCAGATAGCTCTTTTCCGTTCCCGGATCATGNAGGTTTATCTGCACATAGTTGCCCATAGCCCCCGCTCGAAGTCCCGCTGTTGTACCGGCCCGATTAATGACTTCCATTTTGCGATTGTTTTCAGAGGAATCTAAAAGATAACCCTGATCATCGATATCATTTTCGTTAAAACGCCAAAGACCGGACTTNGCAAACTCAAGAGGAAACTCGCCTGTGAAATCCTCCTGTGTTTGGATATGTATTTTAAGAGCCATGCTTCATCACCTCCAGCGGCTTCTTGCCTTTATTTCAAGTTCTGAAAATGTCCCGTTTACNGCTTCAATCAGGATGCTGTTTTCTCCGACAGCAAGCTCCGGGAAGTTCAGCTCCTGCAAGTAAGGCAGGGCGTTTCTCAGTACAAAGCCGTTTCCATCCTCCACATAGGCCGTCATTTTCTCTGTATCGATGGCAAGTATCTCTCCTGTAGAAAGCTCAGCGTTTACAATCTTCATCTCTATNCCACCCACGGAAATGGAGATATAATTTTCCGCACCCTTCNTCAGACTTCCTTTTAGATAATAAACAGGTCTCGATTCGATGTTTCCAAGGCTTCGTGTTACTGCGGATTGCCCTGTCGTCATAATAGTAAAGACCTCATCTTCCAAAGCATAGGCAAAGGGATCAGGACAATAGAAAGAGAGTTCAAACACGCCTGCAGCCCGGATAATCCGTTCACAGTCCACTTTGTCTTTTAATCTGGCCATGAAATAGCGATCCGGCACATCATCAAATATCAACTGCTTTAAGCCGTTCACAGGAGAAAGCCAAAGAGCAATCCCGTCCAAGGTTTCCACCAAGTCTGAAAAACGCAGTTTAGGAAAAATAGAGCAGGAAACAGGGATCTCCCTTGCATCCATATCTGCTCCAAAGTCCGCCACACCATATTTTCCGGGAATAGCGGCGGAGTAGTTCCTAAGTGTGCCCGATACCTGCCATGAGGTAAGCCTCGCTTTCACACCCATATCTTTTGATGAAACGTCGTCATAGATAAATCCCACAATCATCACCTCTTCCTTTAAGCCGGCGAGAAGCGGCCTTGTGCTCTTGAACCCGCTTCGATGAGGTTATACAGCTCCTGCGAAACTTTCCGGATATCGTCCTCGCTTCTGACAAACATCTGCTCAATGTGTATAAGCGGCATTCTTTGTTCAGAGAAAGCGCTTGTATCGCCTGCGGGAAGAACAGTACTCTTGGCATTTAAGTGAAAGTCTGTGGGGATTGCTGTTTCCATGCCTTCACCCAAGCTATTCATCACATCGCCTATGTCACGGACAAGCCGTTCACTAGCCGACACAGCTTCATCACCGGATGTTTCAATTGAACCTGCCAGACCCTTAACCAGCATCTCACCAATCCAGGCCATTTCCTTGGACGGCGAGGAGATGCCGAAGAAGTTCTTGATCCCGTCCCAGATACCGGAAATCCAACCCGTCACCTTATCCCAGAGCCAAGAAGCAAGGCTCTTGATTCCTTGCCAGAGGCCTTTGACGATGTTGCCGCCGACTTCCACAATCTTGTACATTAATGAGCCGAAGGCTTGGACAATCCCTGTAACAATCTGCGGCACAGCCTTGACGATCTCAACAATAATGGTCGGTAGATTTTTAATGAGAGCAACAAAGAGTTCAACACCAGCCATAATGATTTTGTCGATATTTCCGGCAAAGGCGTTCACAATGGCAGCTATAATCTGAGGGATCGCTTTGACAATGGTCGTAATAATCTGGGGCAGTGCCCGTATGAGGGCCACCAAAAGATCAATTCCCGCTTGAATGATCTGTGGGATTGAACCGAGTATCGCCGTGATCAAGGCATCGATAATCTGCGGAATCGCCGTCACTATCTGCTCAATAATGTCAGGCAAGGCCTCGATCAGTGCCGTCAAAAGCTCAATGCCTGTCTCAATAATTTGCGGAATTGCCCCTAACAGGAAACTGATAATTGCTTCAATAATCTGAGGGAGGGCTTCTATCAGCACAGGGATGGCCGTAATCAGACCCTCAGCAAGCCCCATGATCAACTGTAAAGCCGCATCAAGGAGCAAGGGCAGATTCTCGATTAAGCCCTGAACAATCGTCACAATCGCCTGTACAGCGGCAGGAATCAAAGTCGGCAGGGCAAGGCCGATCCCTTCCACCAGAGCCGTGACCAGCGTCGTTGCCGCTTCTACTAAGAGCGGCAGGTTTTCAATCAGAGCCGTCACAATCGTCATAAGGGCTTCCACCGCAAAGGGGATCAGCTCAGGCAAAAGAGACAGGAGTGTTTCTAAAACCTGCGTAAATAGCGATGTTGCTGTTTCAAGAAGTGTCGGCAG